CCCGGTGTGGGCAAGTCAGCATTTAGCAATCAACTTATCTTTGATGTACTAGATACAAACAAAGCTAAGAAACTAATAGTATTATACTGGACCTTTGAGATGCCCGGTTACCAACAGGTAATGCGTAGCGCATCTAAAGATGTAAAGAAACAGATGTCAGATCTATTGTCAGTGGAGTCACCGCTGTCAGATATAGACTTCAAGACCTATGCATCTAAGGTACAAAAGTATGGTAACTATCCGATATACTTCAACAACATACCTCGTAGTATGGAGTATATAATGAATACAAACGAGGAACTATTTAATCAGCATCCAGAGCACACGGTAATTAATCTGTTTGATCATTCACGTTTGATACGTGGCAATGAAGATACAGAGTTACGTAGGCTCAATACAATATCCAAGGGTTGTATGTGGATGCAATCAAAGCTTGGAGTTATTAATATTTTATTATCACAGCTCAATCGTAACATAGAACAAGAACATCGTGCTAAGAATCAATACCAGCCACTGCTAACAGATTTGTTTGGGGGTGACTCTATTGGTCAGGATGCGCATGTTGTTATGATACTGAACAGGCCGTATGATTTGTATGGCATTACAGAAACTTATTGTGGTGAAAATCCACAAGGGTTGTTGGCATGTCACATGGAAAAGAATCGTGATGGCTTGCTTGGTATGATTGGATATGAAGCAGACATGAGTACGTTTAACATTAAAGAAAGAAACTAATATGATTACATTACCAAAACAGAAAGTAAAGGCGACGCGCAAGTCACCAAAGAACATGGTAATCTATGGTCCACCTAAGATAGGTAAGACTACAGCGTTATCACAACTAGATGATTGTTTGATTATCGATTTGGAAGATGGTTCAGATATGGTTGACGCACTGAAAGTGCAGGTCAATGATCTATCAGAACTAACTGAAGTTGGAAAAGCAATTATGAAAGATGGCAGACCATACAAGTATATTGCTATCGATACTATCACTAAGCTCGAAGAGTGGTGTGAAGAAGATGCAAAGAGAATCTACATGGCTACACCTATGGGTAAGAACTTTGAACAAAAGAATCCAGGTGCATCTGTACTATCTTTGCCTAACGGTGCAGGCTATCTGTACCTACGTATTGCATACAAGAAATGGATTGATAGGCTAAACAAGCTGGCGGATCACGTTATACTAGTTGGTCACCTAAAAGATAAGATGCTTGAGAAGAAAGGCAAAGAAGTCGCTGCCAAGGATCTTGACTTGACCGGTAAGATTAAGTCTATCACATGCGCAAACGCAGATGCTATTGGTTATATATACAGAGAAGATGACGAGACTATGGTTTCATTTAACTCTTTGGATGATGTGACTGCAGGCTCACGTTGCGATCACTTAAAGGGCCAGACCATGCCTTTAGAATGGTCAAATATATTTATTGATTAACCGCGTAAAATTTTAAATCATGATTGAAGCACGCACAAACAATCCTGGCGAGGCCACGCAGAAAAACGAAACCCCAAACACTATTACAGTATCTATGATCTTGGAAGATCTTGACAACGGCATTGACCGTACAGGTATTCAAGAAAAGTATGGTCTAGAAAAGTGGGAAGTAACACAGATGTTCCAGCACCCAGCATTGAAGGGTAAGAAAGCTAGAAAGATTCGTAAGTTATCTTTTAACTTTGTAGATGATACAGCTGCTGATCCTAATCAGACTAGCATTGATGTAGAAACAGGACCAGATGTAGACGTACACACAGAAGCATCTATGATTGTAGAAGCTACACCTGAGCTACAAGAAGAAGATCCTTTCATAGGTGAGTATGGTGAAGAAGATGAATTTTAATTATTAAACTAGTTTATTTATGGCAATTAAAAGCAATGACAGTAATGTCGAAGTAGCAGGCGGTGGAGTAAAACTTTACTCTGGGCTTGGTAATTTTAAAGTGATTGCAGTGAACCCTACAATGGCAGAGCTGCATGATTTAGGTATCATGGTAAAACAAGATCCTAACTATTTCGTTGATCTCAAACTAACCTTTTGGATTAAGAATGATGACCTTACTACAAGGTTTGACATCTTGATGAATGGTACTGAGCGTGTATCACAGACGGGTAAGAATCAGTGGCTGAATGCTATTGGTCAGTCTACCTGGTCTGATGGTGAGCCTGAGTATGATTGGTTCAAGAAGGAAGGTTTACGTAAAGCATTGACAGGCGAAGAGACCTTGATTAACTTTGTTAAGCAGTGGGCTAATGTTGCTAATGGCGACGAAGCTTACTTTGAAAGCATAGCTAAGATTGTAAAAGGTGACATAACAGAAGTGAAAGCTTTGGTTAAGTTACTTGAAAGCAATGAGGTTAGATTGCTAGTCGGTGTTAAAGACGGTAAGTATCAAACTGTGTACACAAAAGTCTTTGGACGTGTTAGACCACAGCGTGATGACTTATTTGTTAAGAACTTGAACGATGACTATGGCGCATTCAATGCAGAGTTTGATACCACACTTGCGTGGGGTACATTCACTCCTGAGTTAGCTGTAGTTACACCAGACGGAGATGATGCAGAAGTATCTGAAGATGAAGACTGGGTGTAATATAGTAGTCATTTGGCCATAAGATATGGGGAGTGTAAAAGCTCCCCATTTTTTATGTAAATTTACGCGCTTATGATTGAAAGTAGAAACAGTGAAATACATCTCTCTAAAGAGATGATACTTGATAGGATAAGTGAGGTGGATATATTTGCATACTACTGTAGTTCTTTTAAACAACTTGGTAAACCTTTTTGCAGTGAGTTACGTGAAGACTCTAAGCCTGGTGTTAACATTGTGCTATGGAAAGGTAAGCTTTTGTATAAAGACTGGGCCTATCCTGAACACACGTTTGATTGCTTTGGCTATGTCATGGCAACTTACAATGTTTCTTTTTACTCAGCTCTTCGTATTATTGATAATGATTTTGGTTTGAACTTAGGATCTAGGAAATCAGAGATAGATTTTACACGTGGCTATCTTGGATACCGCTCTAAGATTAGAGTAGAAAACAAGAAAGTTACTATAATTAAGAAGAAATCTAGGCCTTGGATGGTTAAAGATGCAAAGTTTTGGTCGCAATACTTGATTAGTAAGAAAACTTTAATTAAGTTTGCTGTTACGCCTATTTCTCACTACTGGATTAATGACAGTAGATTTACATGCAAGCTTAGCTATGCATATAAGATAGGTAACAAATATAAAATTTATTCACCTTACGAAGAAGTAAAGTGGATGAGCAATACTAACTCTAAACAAATTCAAGGATATGATCAATTACCTAAGCAAGGGGATCTCTGTATTATCACATCATCTCTCAAAGATGTTATGTGCCTTTTCGAGATGGGTATCCCCGCTGTCGCCATGCAATCTGAAATGCGATTGCCATTGCGCAACCAAATAGAAGAACTGAAACAAAGGTTTAAACAAGTTGCAATATTTTATGATAACGATTTTACTAATCCAAACAATCCTGGTCAAGCCATGGCTGCTAAGATCTGTAAAGAATATTATCCGATGAGTAACATAATTATACCAGATGAGTATAAACTAAAAGACCCATCAGATTACATTGCACACTTTAAACGAACAGAAGGATTACAAACATTGATAGACATACAATTGTGAAGCGACGCACACGAAAACCAAAAAACAAAAAAGTAAGAAACGCTACCGCTAAGGTTTACAAAGGTATTAAGTTCAGGTCTAAGCTTGAACTTTTTACGTATAAGAAACTAGAAGATGCAGAGATTAAATCTTTGTATGAAAAGAAGAAGTATGTCTTACAAGAAGGTTTTCATTACAGTGCTGAATGTCACGAACCTCACAAAACAAAAGGCTATGTCAACAATGAATACAAGGTCAGAGATATTACGTATACTCCTGACTTTGTAGATCCTAATGGTAAATGGATTATAGAAGTAAAAGGTTTTGCAAATGATGTCTTTCCTTTGAAATGGAAGATGTTCAAGAAACACCTCATGCAGCTGGAGAATCCTCCAGTATTATACCTGCCTAAGAACCAAGGTCAGGTGCTACAAACAATAGAATTAATTAAACAACTTTAATTTATGGAATACACAGAAGATTTGATCATCCGTTTGGATGGTCTTGGGATTGATATGTCTACTGGTCCCGTAGACACACTTCGTCAGCTAGATAAGTTGTACGAAAGTACAAGGTACAATACATTTGGATACCTTGAAGACTTGGAAAAGTTTGATAGAATCTTTGAACCAGTATATGGTTTGGAATTCTTTATACTAGTTAGAGATGTACGAAAGCAATTTAAAAGAGAGCTTGAGTTCTACGATCTAGCAGTAGAGTTAAGAGAAATACACGAACAAACTAAAATTAATAAACATGAGTATAAAAACGATTGATAAGCAGATCAAAGGATCTGAAGGCCTTGCTAAGAAGATTAACAAGGGCGCAGAGAAGATGGTCTTTGACATCTTGCAGTCTACACAGTACTCTACACCTATCCCGTCTACCATACGTGAGTTGGCTACCAATGGTGCCGACGCACAGCGTGAGAAAGAGATAGCTATAGAGATACTAAGTGGTAAAGCAAAAGCTGAAGACTACTATATTGAACGCTACGGCGAGCAGTATGATGATAGTAATTTTGATATAAGTTACTATGACTTGGATCACTTAGACACAGAGAACAATGATGTACTAATTACATACACAGAGAATGAAGGAACAGGATACTGCGATGTAGTTACTATACATGATTACGGTGTTGGTATTGGTGCACGTCGTTTGGAAGGTGTGCTTGAGCTTGGTTATTCAACTAAGCGTAACACAGCTGAGAACTTTGGTGCATTTGGTCTTGGTGCTAAGGTTGCATTGTCAACCGGTGTAGACTTCTATACTATAGAAACTGTGCACAATGGTAAGAGATTCAAGATGAACTGTTACAACTACAAGACAGACTTTATTATACCAGCATTTAACCCAGAGGCTGGTCAGCCTAATCCACATGTTGTACTTAGCGATGGAACGAAAGTACACTATGTACCTACAGATGCAAAGAATCAGACTATAGTATCGTTTGGTGTGAAGAAACACAACAGACGTGACTATCGTGATGCGGTTGCAGAGCAACTGATGTATATGCCTAGTATTAAATTCAAGCGTATTGCAGAAGATGGCTATGAAAGACAAGAGCATATTCATCCAGAGATTATGCACAACTCTGATAACTTAATTATCTCTAATACATATCTGTTTAGTAAACCACACATTGTATTGACTAAAGATGTAGGTGCACCAACCGGTGTTAACTATGGCTTCGTTGACTTCCGTGAGTTGGAGATGCAGCAGATGTGGGGACCTATTGCTTTCAAATGTCCTGCAAGACAGGTAATCAATGACCCAGAAACTGGTGAAGAGATTGTATTGCAAGATGGTGTAGATGTTACACCGTCACGTGAGAAGGTGATATGGAATGAGAACACTAAAGCATACATCAAGTCTGTTATTATGGCAGCTGCTGATGAAGCTAGTGAAATTGTGCAAGAAGAGCTGCAGCAAACAGACTTTGTGTCTTGGTTGATAGCTTGTAAGCAAGTCTTGAGTAAAGCTGACAGCGGTAGTGTACTTGGTAGACTATCTAATATTATTGATCAGGAGCAACTCAAGCCTAAGTTTGGCCCAGATCCTAGACTCAAGAATGAATCTGTAAAAGCTTTGTTCAGAGGTATGAAGGTCGAGGTTGTAACTAAGAGTAGAGACTACAGTAGTGGTGATGATACTATTGAAAGAGTTGCTATTGAGAACTATAGCCAGTTGAGAGAGAATAATATCTTTATCATGGGTGAAGAGAATCATAGCAAATACAAAGATATGTATCTTATACACGAGTGTGATGGTCCTGTTATTTGTATCAAGCCTATAGAGGATTGGGAACCTAGCACTGTTGTTAGTCCAGAGTCTATCAAGGCAAACAAGAAAGCACTTGCTAAACGTTTTAGAGTTCTTCAGCTGATCACTGAATCTACTCACAGTCGTAACTACGATGACATGGAGGTAGATGAAGAGTGGCTAGAAGAATACAAAGACGAGATTGCTAAGGCTAAGGAGGTTGCGCAGTTCGAGAACATTACGCCAGCTGAACGTCGTAAGATAGAAGAGCGTATGGTTGCATACACTTTTAGATACAACGATAAGCATTGGCATAGTTCGGGCAGTGACAATCACTACATCAGAGATAAGATTGAACCAAAGGTAAAAGATCTTATGAAGACTCAGCGTACTACCTACTATGGTACTGCAGCTGATGATGACAAACTGATGGTAGCTTGTGGTATGGTACATCCTTTTGCTCCTAGAGTGCATGACGTGTATAAAGATATACTGAGATACCGAACTGGAGATGATGATAGAGTGTTCTTCTTTGATACACCAGCTGTTAGGTTTGATAATACCCGACATGTAATACCAACAACTACGACTAAAGATGATGGTACGGTATATCACAATACTAACTTTGATTGGGATACGCCGCAGATTATCAGAGTCTCACAGAGCAATGTCAAACACATTAGCATGAATCCTAATGTTAAGCACATTGATGAATTCTTTTTACAACTAACACCTAATGGAGGATATACTATGGATGAATACGCAATAAAGTGGTACACTGCGGATAAGATGAAAAGTATCACAGATAAGACATATTTATATTGTCTTAAGGACATTAACCCAGACTTGTTTGAAAAGTATGAGGCTGTATATAATGCAGCTGATGTAGATTTAAGAGTAAGTCAATGGATGAAAGATACTGATATATTTCCTATGGTCGAGAAGATTGTGGAAATGCATAACTTCTGCAAAGATAATGATGACGCTGCTGCTATACAGCAGAAGAGTCGTGAACTCTTTGTGCTAGACATACCAGAAGCTGTTGGTCAAGACCAAGAGTTGATGGACAAGTTTGATGAACTTGAAGAGTGGTCTGAAGGTGTGCATACATTATTGAATTCTATTGAGTATATATCATATAGTCCTAATAGTGATGAGAGTTTGGATCAAGATCTTATCAAAGAAATCAAGGTTTATCTGGACGTTAAGGGCAGGCTAGACTGGTGATAATCAGCAAGTTACAGGGGTGAAATATCCCCTGTATTACTTG